TGGTGGACGCAGATATACATATGTTGAGCAATCAGCAACAGGTGTTGGTCAGACACAAGCCGCTCCATTACAACCAAATAATAATTATCTCTTGAATAATCCTTCAGGAACTAATATGGTTCTTTACTTACCTGCAACTGCCGAAACTGGTGATGTTATCAGATTTGTTGAGGTTGCTGGTACTGCTACTTACAACACAAGTATCGTTATTAGAGCACTTAAGATTAATAGTCTTGCAACTGCTGTTCAAGGTGATACAACTGGTAGTAAGATTCAAACAGGTGCTGGTCAAATGAGTACTGCTTGGGACAGTGGTGAAATGATTGTTCAGACACGAAACGCATCCTTCGGATTAATATTCGTTGGACCAACAGATGCAGCAGGTGATCCTAATGCATCATCAATTCCAAATAACCTTCGTGGTTGGTGGTTAGCAGAACTGTAAAAATATGGCACAATACTACAACTCTATAAAAACTATGAAGACCGCCCGTATCGGGACAATTCTCCCGTGGGGTGGTGATGGTGGTTCAGGGAATACAGCAGCAAATATTCCAAAAGGATGGGCAATTTGTGATGGTCAGACAGTAGACGCTCATGAGTATCCTTTACTATTTTCTGAAATTGGTACAACCTATGGTGGTAATGCAACAGGAGTTTTCCCAAATTATGTTGGTCAATTTATTTTTCCTAAGTTGACTAACAGGGTTATGATTGACCTTGAATCATCATATCTTGATGATGTTAAGTATCAGTATGGTCAAGGTAATGTTAAGAATGTTGTTGTGGATGCTGTAGGAACAAAATTTGGTGATTATATTCAGGATTATGGAACATCTAAGGTAATTAAGACTAGTTGGTCGGCCAATGCTGATATTGATTTTAGTTTATCAGATCCTAATTTGAAATTATCTGGTAAATACACTAATATGAAGATGACTGATCCTGATTTTAGTGCAACAATAACAACATTAAATAGGAAATTAGGTGTTAATCATACACCTGGTCATAATCATCCAGGAAACTTTAATTCTGCTACCAGTAGTTTCTTTGGACCAGCAATCTTTAGAGGATCTACTGTTGCTATAAGTGGTAGTACAGATCACCCAGTATGTTCTCCTGTTAAATCAATAAATCATACTTGTTCATTAGAGCCATCTGCTAGTGAGGCAGAATCATGGCAGCAAGGAAGAACTTTAATTGCTTATTATGGTGATGAACAACATGAACACACTCTTCCTGCTGGAGATAAGTTTCATGAGTTTGTTAGTGACGCTGGAAAAGATTATTGGTCGCAGGTTCCTGCAACAGATTGGCATACAGGGACACCAACTAGAAATAGTCCTCAGGCAGGTAGTCAGACAGTTAACTATACTGGATCTGCTAAAACTAATGCTTTTGCTTATACACCTAGTAAGACTCACCAAATTCCAGCATGGGTAGGATTACATCCAAGACCAATTTTGTTTGGTAATAGAAGAAACTATTATGGACATAGTAAGGGTACATTTAATAATTTAATAGATAACCCAGAGAATCCTGCTAATTATTTCACTGTTGCTAGTGTAACAGTTGGTCTTGCTGTGAGTGAGATCTCATTGCCAGCAGGAACAGATATTAGAACTTCACATGGTACTGCACCAAATAATTGGTTTCAGTATGATAAGATTCATCCTTGGATGTTAATTGATGGAGATTGTTTTGCTAAGGGAACTTATATCACTGAAATTACAAGGACAGGTACAGCTGATGCTAATTATGTTTATACAATAAAACTTAGTGCTAATACAATTAATACTGCTTCTGGTAGTTTTAGTATTATCTTTAAACAAGGAACATATATTTCTTCGTTAAGTAGTATTGGAGATTTTAACCCAAATAGTACTACATTTACATCACATAATCATAGTACATATGATATTCAGATGGGTAGAGGATCATTAAATCCACCAGCAACATACCCATTAAATGATATAAGTGTTGGTTCTGTTTATCCAGAAAGTCTTAATGATGCTCTAAATATTATTGTTGATACAGATCAACCATCAATGGTAATAGTTTATCTTATTAAGGCATATTAATGGCAAAGTTATATTCCCAAGAAAGATCTAAGTATGGTAATCTAACAGGACAGATTATGACATGGCCTGTTGAGATATCTCCTGATATTAATGCATCTTCAAACAGAAAGAATTTACCTTCTGGATATTTGAGGTGTGATGGTTCTGTTTATAACGTAATTGATTATCCACAACTTGCTGCTATTTGTGGTGTAGGGCAAAGTGGTAAGTTTGTGAGGAAAGCAATTGATGGTACAGCATTACAGACAATAACCAATGATCAATTTGTAGTTCCTGATTTATCGTCTAAGTACCCTAAACCAACACCAGGAGCAGATGCTGGTGTTTATAAAAGTATTCGTGAAGTAAATGCTGTTAATAATGAGGTTAGTCGTTCTGGTATTGGTATTGAGGCAACATCAACATTAGGTACATCTATACAGGTAACATATACAGGAACATTTACTGTTCCTAGTACTGCAATTGATTTACGAGGTAGACCATCATGGACATGGGGAACCACTGCTGGAAGAAGAACAGAAAGTGAAGTAGTTGATGCTTCAGCTATTGCAGGACATATGCACTTTGGTAGTGTTAAGAGGGCAAGACTTAAAGCAACAAATGAAACTGATACATCTAATCCTAGTATTATTAAGGATCCACAGGCTGCTGGTTTAGTTTCTTATTGGAATGCTAGTACAGTTCCAATTTATGATTGGTTAGATGCTACTGTTGCTTCTGGAGCAAGTTCATTTCCAGGAAATAATCAAGATCCATGTAAAGCAATGGTATCACACCTTGCAGCAAACCATTATCAATTTAAGTGGGGTGCTTTTAGTGGTACATTTGTCCCAGGTATTGGTAACCCAACCGCTTACAGTAATGCATGTTATAACGATGGTACTAACCTTTTTACAACATGGAAGTATCAATGTTTATTACCACCAGCTGAAGGAGGTAATGGTACAGATGGATGGGTTAATTATCCTATAAGTACTAGTCAAAGTGCCTATCAACTTAAGAATCAGAGAGTTAGGACATCAACTGGTTATTATATCATTCTTGTTTGTGCTGCTGGACCTCAGACTGATGGAACTTTTAGTGCTTCATTACCTGCTAACTATGTTCAGGGTGGTGATGGAGTTCCATTAGATTGGAAGAGTGCTTCATTACATGATGTTGCTCCTCTTAATAGTAATCTAAATAGCGATAGCAGTAGAATATACGCTGATCTATTAAATGAAATGAACGAGACAGATGATCTTGTTCAAGCTACAGATCCAACCAATCACTTTCATAAAGTTGTATTGGACAGAGGAACACATAGTTTTAAATATGTTACAAATGCATTAGATTTAAGTCCTGATGCTTTAAAAACTACTTTAAATCTAAGTGTTGATAATGCAGTATCTGTAGACAGCGTACTTTCACCATTTATAGTTTTAGAATATCTAATTAAGATTTAAGTCATGGCAGTAGCACCAAATCCAACATATAGGAATACTAGACAGAATTATTATTCAGATAAGGCTTCTGATACTACTGAAGTTGGTACTATTATCACTACAATGAAGTCAGTTGATAATGTACATGATAATAATTTTATACCAACTACTCCTAGTTACAATTTTACAAATGGGCAAATTACTAGATTAACTTCTGGAGATTCTCAAACAGAAATTAATCCTGAGTATCAATATCCTGGATATTTGTATTGTGATGGATCTGAGTATAAGATAGAAGATTATCCTGCATTATATACAATACTTGGTAATGATTATGGTGGTGAAGCGAGACCAGGAATGCAGTTAACTAATGGTGGAAGTGGTTATCCCAATACTGGTATGACTATTACTTTTACTGCACCAACTGGTAGTGAAGCAGATAAAGAAACTATTGAAGCAACTCTTACTGTAGTTGGTGGTGTTGTCACTGCTGTTTCTTCAACGAAGTTGGGAAAAAGATATTCCAGTTCCCCTACATTTACTTTATCAAATGCAGGTAGTGGTACTGGACTTGCAATAGAATTTAATTTTAATGTAGATGGACAACTGCAAGATATTAAACAAGAGAATGTATTTACATACTTAGGTGAAACTAAGAGTCTTGGAACATTTATGCTTCCAGATTTAAAAGCAAAGAAGATTCTTGGATATGGTAATGTTTATGGATCAGGAACTCCTACTGCTGGATTATTAACAACTGGTGCAGGTGCTGGTAAGACAGGAGGGAAATGGTTATTTGATAAATCTGCACAAGGTGGTTATTTCTCCTTAGGTAGTATAACAACAGTAGATTATGAAAAGGTTACAGATTCTGTAGGAGCTAGTATTAGTGGAACCCAGACAGTAAAGACTAGTATGATTAATAAGAGGTTACAAGATGTTCCTCAACATAATCATTACGTCTATCATACTTCTGCTAATAATTCCATTGCAACTATGTCTGCCTATACTGGTGATAGGTATTTGGTTGAGTATAAGAATCGCAATTCAAGATTATATCAATGGTTTCCTATTGGTGGATTAGCGTATTCTCATAAACATGCTTTGTTAAAGCAACCATTATCAGATAATACTGTTGCAACATATGACATAATGGATTTCTATCCAGGTGCAGAAGGCACAGGATCAATGAAGTCTCAAACTCCAACAGCACCAGCAGTAACAAAGACTGGAAGTCCTAGTAATGTTAATACAACATCAAATCAATTATCTCTAACTACTCATGGATTTGCTACAGGAGATAGGGTATTATATACTGTTGGAACTCTAGCACAGGAAATATCACCAGCTAATATCAATACTGGAAGTAGTACTATTACTTTGACTGCTCATGGTTATGTAACAGGTGATGCAACTACTTACGGTAAGGGAACTATAACTCATACTTTAACATCTAGTGGTAGTACAGTTGACACTGCAAATAACAGATTAACCATTACTGGTCATGGAATGAGTACTGGTACTGCATTGAAGTATGTTAGTACAGGTGGTACTGCTATTTCTGGAATAACTGTTGGGTATACTTACTATATTAAATCAATTGATGCTAATACCATTACATTACATACCACTGTTGGTAATGCAACAGCAGGAACTCCAACTGTTAATTTAACTTCTACTGGTGCAGGCCTTCAGACTTTTAAAGTAGATGGAACAGTTGCTGGTGGATTAACTGATAATACCACATATTATGTTATTAAGAAGACAAATGATACTCTTCAACTTGCTACTACTGCTGCTAATGCAACTGCTGATACTGAAATTACTATTACCAGTCAGGGTACAGGAATACACACCTTAACATCAGCTGGAACAGCAATTGCACCATTAGTAACTAACACTGAATATTATGTTATTAACATAGATGCTAATAATATAAAGTTAGCAATGACTTTATCAAATGCCAATGCTGGTACTGCTATTGATTTTACTTCACAAGGTGTAGGAACATTTACTCTTTATAGGGCAGCATTAGTTGGTGATGGATATTATATGGCATCTGGTGGTGCAGGTGCAGGTACGTGGGAAAATATAACAAGTATTCCAACACCAGTGTTTAGAAAATTTAGTTCTAATTCTCTTATTGGTGGGAGGATTGTTACAACTGGTGGTGTTCCTGTCATTGAATATCCAGGTGGACTTACTACAGTTACTAGTCCAACTTCAAATGCAGGTATTACATTTCCAGCATCTTGGACTACATTAGTTGCAACTGTTTTAGGTGGTGGTGGATCTGGTTCTCCAGGAAACGCTTCTGGTAATTCGGGATCTTCAAGTAATGTTACATTTGGTGGTGGATTACTTACTGTTACTGCTAATGGTGGACAGGCAGGTGGATTGAATACATTAAGGACTGATGGTGGACAAGGTGGAACTGTAACTGTGACTGGTACAAAAGCCAGTGATATTACAAATTACATATCATCACAGGGTGTATCAGGTACAAATGGAACTGCTAACACTTTCTATAAAAAGAATTTTGCAACAAGTCCAAACCAAGCAGGAACTGGTGGAGATAATCCTGGAGCATCATATACCAATGATGGTAGTAATGGATTACACACATTAGTTGCTGATACTAATAATCCTGGTAGTCAAAGTGCTCAGACTGGATCAGGTAGTATTAATTTGGCTAATTCAAATTATATGTACACATCAATACTAATTACATTAGCAGGTGCTACAGGTTCTGATCCTACTAACTTATGTGGTTGTGGTGCAGTAGGTGGTAATGGTGATGTAATGGTTTTATCAGTTACCAATCCTACTAATGGAGTATCAGGAACTTTTGAAACTGGTACTTATACTGGTGGAAAACAAGGAGGAACTGGTGGATATGGTGCTAATGGTGGTTTAGGTGGCAATAAAAATGGATCTGGTTCAAATGGTGCTGGAGGTGGAGCAGGAACAGGATTGAAGATAGGTGGTAATCTTGTCGCTGGCGCAGGTGGCGGCGGTGGAGGAGGAGGAACAGATGGAAATTCTTGTTCTTGTGGAATCTCTGGTGGTCAGAACAATACTAATGGATATAATTCTGATGCTGCACAACCAACAAGTGAGGCTATTTACAATGGTGGTGGATCTGGTGGACAAAATGCTGGATGTAACGGTGGTGGCGGCGGTGGCGGCGGCGGTGGATACGCTAACGCAACTATAACTGGTCAAGGTATTGGTAATGGTGGAGGAGTTGGTGCTGGTGCTGGACACGGTGGTGGATATGGTGGAGGTCGTGGAATGTCTGCTTACAACACTACTATATTCACCAAGGTTTCTCAAAACAATGGTGCTACTGGGAATGGATATATTTCATGGAGTTGGAATGAGGATAGAAGCTACTGGACTAACGGTGGTGGTGGAGGTGGAGCAGGAGGATATATTTACTTTGGTATTGATGCTTCTAAGATAGGATCAAATGTTACTGCTACTTATAGTGTTGGAGGTGGTGGTGCAGGAGTTGGTGGAACTGCTACTGGTGGAGGTGCTAAGGTTGAATATGGATTTGGAGTTATCACTGGATATGAGGGTGGATCAACTAATACAACTGTTGGTGATATAGTCATTAAAGCATCAGGTACAGATAATCAGAATGGACCAGATATATTCTCAAGTGGAACAGGAACTGGTAGTAGTGGTGGATTTATGCTTCCAACAACTCAAGTACCTGAAGTAGAGATTGTTAGTGGCACTTCAGGTGGTAGTGGAGCAACTGCAACTGTAACTCTTGCTAATGGATTTGTTAATACTATTATGAAAGGTTCTGGTGGTACTGGTTATACTTCTGTACCTGAAGTTCGTATTAAGCATGGTGCTGGTACTGGTGCATATGCTGTAGCAACAGTAAATAATGCTCAAGAAGTAGATACTATAGTATTATCAACCCAGTCTGTAAGATCAGCTTATACTCATTATGTTAAAATAGGTGGAGTTCCATCTGGTACTAATGCAACAGATTATCATAGGTGGATTAATATAAAAGAACATGATTGTACTGATGTCAAGAGATTTAGTATTAAATGTGCTCGTGGTAATGGAGTCAATGGTGGTGACTTACCTGAACAGGGTGGTGATGTATTGAAGTTGTATTATAATACTGATTTAAGTGATAACTTCCCATCTACTAAATTGATAGGAACTCTTGTACCACTTCCAACTACTTCTGAAGTATCTTCTAAGTATGATGGTGATGGTACTGGAACTGATGCAACTAAATGGTATTGGTATAGTTTAGATCTACCAACAGATGCACAAAGTGCTAATACTAGATTCCAAATCAAGCAGGAAAGACCTGTTGGTAGTGGTTCCAATGACAGTGGTAACGATAGTGACCATTATGGTATATGTGATTTCATATATGAGTATAAGGAGGTAACTCAAGCAACATTTGTTCCTACTGATGGATCAATCTCAACAAATGCTGATGAGTTAACATATGTTGTAGAGGGTGACCAAGGAAGCATTTATACTTCAGGTGCAACTGCTTTGGATGCTACATTTACTCTCAACTCACAAAATCCTTTGGTTCCAGTACCAGCAATTGATCCTGATTTTCCAGTACCACTTCAGGAACCATATCATGTGTGTAAGTACTTAATCAAAGCATTCTAAATATATAAGGGAACTAGAGTAATAAGATGGCACAACTACTTTTGCAAGTAAATGCAATAACAAAACAAGTTACATATCAGGGTGTGGAGAAATCTATTCCAGACACATACTGGACTAGTGATATAGTACCTGCAATTTATCCTACTTGGGATGCTGATAAGGATAAACTTGTGCTATTTGCATGGTACGATAATGACACATACATGTGCCAGAGACGTAAGTATGTCATGAATTTCAAGACTAATGCCTTTGAGTGGAAAGACTATGAGATGGAGCAGGTTGATAATGGTATTGGTAAGACATTATTTGATAAGTTTAAGGATACATTCTTTTTAGTTGATTCCCTAGAAACACAAGAGTATCAGAATGAGTTTGCTAAGATACATGCTAATATTGGTGTTACTAGTTGGTTAACAGTTAGACTTGCTCGTAACTTCTTATTAACTGAGACTGATTGGGTATTCTTAGAGGATTCTGGTGTTAGTGCTGCTGATAAAGAACTGTACAAGAAGTATCGTACTAAATTGAGAGATCTCCCTGCAAATAATGCTAACAGTGATCCAAAGGATATTAAGTTCCCTATACCAGTAAAGTATTTTAAAGAGATTTATTCTAAGAAGAATAATGCAAGTACAGATTATCTTGGGACAACTGATCAGTATGCAGCATTGACAGCACATTATGGTACAACATTTAGAGAGAAGTTTGCATCATATCTAATTGTTAAAGATATAAGTGATAGTCTATACTATGATACATTCTTAACTGCATTGCAGGCCTCTGATATGGTATATGAACCTAATTTAAATGTTAGGGACTTTGAAAATGTTACATTTACTGATGCAGAGAAGACTAAAACAAAAGAATATTTAGATCTTTTACTTAAATCAATTGAAAATGGAGATATAGGATAATGACAGTAAAATCAGCAAATACATGGGATCTGATTGATTCTTACTGTACTACTACAGGCAATTCTATTATAAGATTTAATAATTCAAAGATTGCAGCAGCATCAGCGTCTAAGCAAGCAACAGTTTGGGCTTGGTATGCTAATTTTGCTGAGGATTCTGTTCTTGACATGATGAAGACTCTTGGTACATGGGATATGGTCATAGAAAGTAATGAGGATCAAGCGATAGCAAATGCAACAGCATGGTTCCCATCTAAGGAGGATTGTCCTGATAAAGATGAGGACTATTACTGGGAATGTCATGTTATAGGTAATGATGGTGATTTTTGCTGGAAGAATGCTGACGCTGTACCTGCTAAGAGCTCTTGACACATATGCTATAATAATGAAAGCGAGGTGAATTTTTTTGTCAACTACTAGTGGAACTGTTATAATGAATGACCAAGGTGAGGTCATTGATTATGAACATAATCAATTTTTAAAATATAAAAGGGCAACTATACCTCATGACGTATGTGATAGTATGAGGTTGTATCTTGATACCCTTGAATTAAAGTGGCAGGAGGGTGTCATCAATGGATATGATGGTGAAATCAATTATACAAGACGTAAGAGTAATATTGCATGGGTTGGTGATGATGAGGTAAAACAATTTATTTGGATGCAGTTCCAGAGTGCTAATAAAGATCCTGACTGGGGATTTGAAATTGATGCAATGGAGGACATACAATATACTTCATATAAAGTCAGTCAGTATCCAGATGATTCTAATCCTGATATGAAATTGAATGATCATTATGAATGGCATAATGATATGGTAATGGACGTTGATGCTACACCAACAAAGAAATGTCGTAAACTCTCCATGTCATTAGTATTGAATGATGATTATGATGGAGGATCTTTTGAAGTAGGACATTTTAGTAAAGGTGAGATATTAAAAACAACATTACCTTTGAAGAAGGGTGAAATTATAATATTTCCATCTCAAATGGAACATCGTGTTAATCCTATTCTTCGTGGTGAACGTAAAGTAATTGTAGCATGGGCTTGGGGTCCATTATATAAGTGATGCATGGATTAGAAGTATATAAAGATGTATACACACCAGATCAATGTAATCATCTCATTAAATTATATGGTGATGATGATAGGAAACAGTCTGGTAAGATATTATCACCTGATGGAATGAAAGAAGATCCATCTATTAAAAAATCATTAGATCTCCAATTAAACTTTTTAAATCCAGATGATAAGGAGTATAAAGATATTATACTTCAACCACTTGCTGAGAGAGTGGGATTATTTGCACAAAAATATGAATTTCTAAATGTTTGTGATAGATGGGACATAAGTGGAGAATATAATATTCAACGATATGATGATGGTGAAGGGTTCTTCAAACCACATTGTGAACAGGGTGCTAACAATCCATATAGAATGTTGGCATGGATGGTATATCTGACTGATTCTATATCTGGTACTGAGTTTCCTTATCAAAATGTTATATTAGAAGCAAGGAAGGGTAATCTAGCAATATGGTCTGCTGGATGGACACATCCTCATAAGGGTCAGACACCTAACGTAGGTCAAAAGTATATCATAACTGGATGGGGTCACTTCCATAATGAACCAGTTGAAGAAGTGTCACAGTGATC